TGTCGCCGTCCTCGCTGCAGAAAACCGATACGGCCGCCTCGATTACGACCGCCACCGCTACCGTCACGGCTACCGGCGGCACTGCGCCATATACCTATGCCTGGACGCGCATTTCGGGATCGACGCTCATTTCGGCCAACTCCCCGGCGGCTGCGGCTTCGACCTTCACCGGCTCAACGCTCGTGTCGGGAACTACCTACGACGCGACCTTCCGATGCACCGTGACCGATTCGGCTGGCACGCCTGCCGTCAAGACCATCGATGTGGCGGTTTCGATTCGCCGAGAGTCGATGCTGGCAAGCGCATCTCCGGCGACCCTCTACAAAACCGGCGACAGCGGCACCATCACGAGCAACAGCACCACCGTCACTCCCTCTGGCGGAACGGCACCCTATAGCTACGCGTGGACGAAGCAGGGCGGCGACACCCTCACCGTGACGAGCCCGACAGCCGCGACCACGACCTTTTCGACCAGCGGACTCAGCGAAGGCGAATTTGCCGCCGCGACCTACCGCTGCACGGTTACCGATTCCACGACGCCGACGGCGCTGACGGCGACCGCCGACGTCTCCATCACCCTTGAAAACCCGGCAGAGGGCGCCCCGCCATGACCGATATGAGATCCCCCAGCGAAACCCACGACCGCCGCTTGCGCGAGCTCGAGATCAAGTTCGCATCGCACGAGGCCGTCTGCGCCGAGCGGTACCGCGGCATCCGCGAGGATCTGGATCGGTTCAGCACCGTCGTCAGCCGGGTCGGCTTCGGGCTCATCGCCGGCATGGCGGGCATCCTCACCAAGCTGGTGTTCTTCCCGTGATCGAGCCGTACTGGGTGCAGAGCGCACGCCACTACATCGGCCTGCGCGAGATCCCCGGCGTCAAGACCGCCCCGACCCTTGCCCGGTGGCTCCGCGAGCTGCGGGCGTGGTGGGGCGATGACGAGACGCCTTGGTGCGGGGTCTTTGTCGCCGCCATGTTCCGGCAGGGCGGGCACAGCCTCCCGAAGCATTGGTACCGCGCGCGCGCGTGGCTCGACTGGGGGGTGCCCTGCAGCCCTGTCCCGGGCTGCGTCGTCGTCTTCAACGGCGGCCCGAAGCGCCCCGGCGCGGGCCATGTCGGCTTCCTCGTCGGCCGCGACGAACGCGGGCGGCTGATGGTGCTCGGCGGGAACCAAGGCAACTCCGTCAATGTGGCCCCTTTTGACCCCGCCCGGGTTCTGGGCTACCGTTGGCCCTCAAACACGGCCCCACCGGCCACCACGACGCTCCCGCTGTTGGCTTCCAACGGTGCGCCGCCCTCGATCCATGAAGCCTAGGAGATGACAATGAGTGCAGAACAGATCGCGGGCATCGTCCGCGCCCTCGTGGCCGCCATTGGTGGCTACTTCGTGGGCAAGGGCCTCGTCGACGCCAACACCGTCGCCGCCGTCGGTGGCGCGCTCGCCACCCTCGCCACGGCTGTCTGGTCCGTGGTGTCGAAGAAGAAGGACTGACCGATGCCGCGCGCGAAGGCGCGCAGCCCCCGGGCTGACGGTGACCGTCACCGTCGGCTCGGGGTGCCTCGTCGGTTCCACCTGCACGGGCATACCATCACCGTGCGCATCCTGCCGCTATCGCGCTGGCCTCATGCGAAAGACGCGCTCGGGCTATACGACCCGAAGCTGCACCGCATAGACGTTCGCAGCGACCAACCCGACACCGCCATCCAGCAGACTTTCTGCCACGAGTTCGTCCACGCCGTGCTAGGCGCGATGGATCACAAGCTTTACGCCGACGAGGTCTTCGTCGACAACTTCGGCAGCCTGCTCCAGCAGGCGCTCGCATCGTTCTCAAACCGCTGAGGCACCATGCCGCTCACTGCGTCAGATCAGGAGTTCATCACCGCCTGGCAGAGACTCAAAAAGGCCACCCTCGTCGCCAAGGCGCTCGGCATCACCGTCAGGAACACCTACAGCCGCCGACGGGTGCTTGAGACCCGCTACGGGCTCGCGCTTGAGGCCATCAACCCGATCATCAGCGGCGGGGCAAAAAGCGAAGCCGGGAAGATTGCCAACGCCCTCGCCGCCAAGCGCGCCGAGAAGTACGAGGGCGAGATGCACGACACGCTCAAGGATGGCGTGGTGCTAGTGGCCTCCGACTGCCACTACTGGCCCGGCATCGTGACCGAGGCCCACCAGGCATTCTGCCGCCTCGCCAAGTCCCTCAAGCCCGCGATGGTCGTGCTGAACGGCGACATCCTCGACGGCGCTCGCATCTCGCGGCATCCGCGGATCATGTGGGAACAGCAGCCGCAGCTAAAGGACGAGATCCACACCGTGCAGGACCGCTGCGCCGAGATCGAGCGCGCGGCGGGCAAGGCCAAGCTCATACGGACCATCGGCAACCACGACGCACGCTTCGAGAACTACCTCTCCGGCCGCGTTTCCGAGGTCGAGGGGATGCCGGGCTCGACGCTGCTCGATTACCTGCCGAAGTGGCGCGCCGGCTGGGCGCTGCACCTCAACGCCCGCACGGACGGCTGGGTCTGCATCCGGCACCGCCCGGTAAACGGCGGCGTCCATGCTGCCTACAACTCCACGCTCAAGGCTGGCGTGAGCTACGTCCACGGCCATCTCCACCAGTTGAAGGTGACCCCGTGGGCCGACTACCGCGGCCGCCGCTACGGCGTGGACACCGGCACGATGGCCGATGTCGGCGGCCCGCAGTTCACCTATGTCGAGGCCGGGCCGCTCAACTGGGCGTCGGGCTTCGCGGTGCTGACCTTCCGCGACGGTCGGCTGCTGCCGCCCGAGCTCGTCGTGGTCGATGACGGCGCGGCATGGTTCCGCGGCGAGGCGGTATGACCGAGCAGACCCTGCCCTGCCGTCTCTGCTGGCACGCCGCTGACATCACCCGGACGCAGGATCGGGTCTGGTGCGCCCATGCCGTGCACCACGGTTGGATGACCGACAAGCCGGCCTGCAACCGGGCCGACTTCAAGCCCGACGACGATCGCGGCCGATGCTCCCCATCCTCCCGCTGACGCTCAAGCCCCGCCTGTGGCTCTGGGGCTGCTTTTTGGCGGCTCTGGTGGCCGGGGGGTGGCTAGGGTACCGTCTGGCCTACGAACGCGGCAGGGCGGCCGAGAGGGCCTCCTGGGAGGCCGCCACCGCCGAAGCCGGGGCGCGGTTCGCCGAGGCGCTGGCCGCCCAAGCGCCCGTCGTCGTCCAGGCCGAGCGCGACCTCACCGCCAACCGCCGCCGCTCCAACGCCCGCCGCGAGGATCTCGACGATGCCACCAAGACCGACCCGGCTGTTGCTGATTGGGCTCGCCAGCCTATCCCTGACGGCGTGCGCGCCGCGCTTAGTGCTGCTCGAGACCTGCCCGCCAATCCCCGCTAACCTGACCGAACCCTGCGCCGTCCCCGACCGCGACATCGCCACGAACGGCGACCTCGCCCGCGCCTACATCGACGCGACCGAATGCGTCGAGGAGTCCCGCATCAAGCTCGAGGCCGTCCGCGCGCTGGGGGAGTGCCGGGTCAAGGCTCTGGCATCAACTTCAGCAGAAGCGCGCACAGCAGCAGGATCGCCACGCAGACGATAAGCGCATCCCGCAGCAGCCGGAACAGCGGGCCGAAGTCAGGCGGGCGTTCCATCGCCATCCTCCACGGCATCCTCGACGCGCGCGATGAGCTCGTCGAGCTCCTCGTCGCTGATCTGCTCCTTGCCGTGCAGCGCGCACCAGGCAGGGTCGAGCCGCCGCAGAGCGTCGCGGACCTCGGTCAGCAGGGCGAGGCTCATTTGCTCCCCCTCGCACGGATGGCGTTGACGATTTCCTGCGCGTTGTTGTCAGACACGCACAGGCCGTGGACAAGCGAACAAATCGCCTCCCGCTCGGCCTCCCGCTCGGCTGCTGCGACGAGGGCGGCGAAGCGTTCTAGTTCTTGCGGCGCTGGCGTGTTTGGAAACCAGTCACCGTAGGCCTCCCGCGCCATGCGGGTGATGTCCTCGCGTGTCATTTCCCGTCCTCCTTCGTGATGCCGTGGTGCCGCTCGGCGGCTCGCCATCCATCGCGGTAGTGACCCCAATAGACAGCGCCGCTCAGTTTGAACACCTCGGCTACCTGTTTCTCCGTCGCAGGCTCCCGCTTGGCGTCCGGCTCTGGTGTGCGGTATGCTTCTCCGGTTAGAGCGTTGGTCTGACCTGTACCTACGCCACGGGCCGGGGCTGCAACCTCGGCCCGTTCCTTTTCCGGCTCCGCAAGCGCGGCGTCGAGGGCGGCATACAGATACTCGAATGCGTCCACGGCGCGAGCGCCCCACTCAGTCTCACTGCCATCGCTGTGCGCCACGCATTTGCGAACAGCAGTCTCCCATCGCTCTTTTTCAAGCCGCATCTGCTCAACCACAGCGCGTGGCAGGGTGATGGTTGGTTCGGTCATGGCTTGTCCTCTTCGTTTCCCGGTATCTGGCAATACGCTTCCCAGTAACCGACGGCAATCTCTCTGGCGCGGTGCTTGTTCACGCCTTCGCGCATCAGGGTTGCTGTCAGTCCATCCATCCACCATGCGGGGGTCTTGCTCTCCGGCTCCGCGAGCGCGGCGTCGAGGGCGGCGAGGGCGGTTCGTTCCTCGGGGCTAATCAAACCCGTACCCGGCGGGTATTCGCTTGCCAATTCGCGCAGCACATTCCGCAACCGCTCAACCACAGCGCGGGGTAGGGTGATGTTGTCGGTCATGACATGTTCCTCCCGATCTCGGCAGCAGCGCGGACGATGGCGCGGCGGGTGGCGGCGTAGGGGTCGGGTTCGTGAAACTCGTTTACAAATACAGTCTCATCGTAGTCATTTACCTCAACTTCGCGATTAGTCATCAACTGTGCAATGGTCAGCCCCAACTTCACCGCCAACCGCAGCGCATCGCCGTCGTCGGTGAGGGGGTTCCAAATGCCGCCGCTCTCTAGCACTGAGGGGCTGTCGTCATCATTATCATAGACCCAGTAATTAATCCGAATCCCCGCCGCCTTCGCTGCGAGTTCCAAAAGTTCGCGGTCGCTCACGGCTTCACCTCCTTGAGCGCGTCGATGGCTCTCGCGGCCCAATCGTCGGCATCCCGAAAAGAGCGCAGAGAATTTGCAGCAAGATACGCCGCGACCTCTGCATTATTATCCTCTGCAAGCATTGCCGCTCCTTCAGCCATTATTGCCGCGCCAATCGTCCTCTCCTTGCACATCCTCTGCCACGACTCGGCGCACTTTGGCTTCGGCTTGTGCGCCTCCAACGCCGCCCACATCTCGTCAAGTTTCGCGCTCACGGCTTCACCCCCTCTGCTTTGGCGATGGCGGCGCGGGCGCGCTCTTTCATCACTCCCGCAACCGCCTCGGACATTCGCGCCAAGTTCCGCAACGCTTCCAAAAGTTCCGCGTTCACCGCATGCAGGCGGCGCAGTTCGGCGGCGGCGTCAAGCAGTTCTCCGGCAGAAAATCCAGACAAGGCAATCCGATAGGCTTCAGCCCCTAGAGTTTGACCATGTGCGCTAGATACCGCCAATTTCTTGGAGTCATTCAACGCCTCCAACACATCAGCCAACCGCAGGGCTTCGGGTTGCGTGCTCACGGCTTCACCTCACGCGCCGCGAGCATCGCGTCGGCTGCTTTGTAGGCGTCCTCGGCAACATTTTCAAAAGTTGCGCCTTTGACAACATATGACACCAACCCCGCCAACGCCTGACCCGCGAACCAATCCCGCAGGGTCATGCCGTGCATGTCTTCGTGATAGCGCGTCGGAAACGCCGGGCCGCTGTCGTTAATCGTGCTCATATCGTCGTCCTCTCCTGTTTGGGTCCAGAACACTCGCCCTTAAACATCGCGTGACACCGCCCGCCGCCGTCGAGGCAGTTGGGGTATGCGCACCGATGCGCGGGCGTCACCCCAGCGGCTTCCTTCAGCGCCGTCACCTGGTCCATGAGCTCGAGGATGCGCCGGAAGTACAGCGCGTTCCGCTCGAGCGCGTCCTTCAGCTCACGCCGCCACTCGTCGGGCGTGTGCGAGCGGGCGAGGAAGTCCTTGTCGAGGTCGTCGAGTTCGATGGTCATGCCTGGTACCTCCGCACCAATGCCTCGACGGCAGCGGCGTTCCGCGCCGTCACCCATTCCCGATTCAGCTGCAGCGCCCGCGTCTTGCGCCCGAGCTCGAGCGCGATGCGGCCCTTCGTGAAGCCCTCATCGAGCAGCCACGCAATCCGCTCCCATGTCCGCTTGGCCGGGACCAGCGCAGCATCGCCCGCGCAGGCCGGTGTCACCGCCAAGATCCGGCGCTCGGTCCGCGCACGGATGCGCATCTTGCGACCGGTGCGGATGTCGGCGATGACCGACAGCCCCACATCCGACGCCGCCGCCACCATCCGGCGACCGACGCCCCTGCGGGACAGCGCGAGGATGTGCCGCCGCGCCGGGGCAGCGTCCACGATGCCGTTCCAGTCGCCCGCCCCCCTGGCTGCAGCACGCTCGCGCTCGTAATCGCTGTTTGACCTGCGGCAGTGAAAGCACCGGCACCCCGCGAGGTAGCGCAGCCGATCCCCGTGCGGGCGATCGGCGGCGAGCTCCGCGACCGGGCGCAGGCCGCGAGAGGCGAGGCTCATGTTCCAGTCGCCTCGCGCTTTTTCTCGCGCTCTTCCAGAAATTGACGGAACTCCTCCGTCATCCGCAGCGCCTCAAATGGGTATTCGTAGACCGAGCCGTCGGACCAGAACACGAAGAACTTGCGCTGGGCGTATCGATAGCAGCCCATCATCAGGATCTTCCCGCCGGCGTCGCGCGTGTAGGCGATGAACTTCTTGGGGTCGCTCTGGCACGGGTCGGTCATCAACACGATTTCACCACCCGCCTCGTTATCGATGCCGCCGATGATCGACGGCATCTCCGCCCAGGCAGCCGTCGCCGCGAACGCCGCGACCAGCATCAGTATCCGTCTCATGGCTTGATCTCCCGCGCCGCGTCGGCCAGCGCCATCTTGATGGAGGCATCGGCATACCCGACAGCGCGCAGCACCCCGACGAGCGCCTTCACGCATTCGTCGGCGGTGCTCCACTCGTCGAGCTCGACAGTCGCCTCGGTGGTGTCGATGAATCCGGTGATTTTCAGCAGCACGTCAGGCATACAGGTTCCGGCTGGTGCGTCCGGGCCGGCCTCGGCAGAGGGATATCGCGCACCTCGATGATGGAAAAGGTGTCGGCTGCCCAGTCGCGGGCCGACGCCGCGGCACTTTCCCGCTGGGCTCGGGGGAGGGTCACTTAAAGAGCCACCGCAGCAGCACCGCCAGCCCCACGGCAATCGCAAACAACGCCGCCGCAGAAGCGAGCGCGTCAACCACGCCGGCAAGCAGTCCGAGCTCGATCACTGCACGGCTTCCGGCTGCGGAACCGACGGCATCGCCATGACATCCGCGTTGCCGAGGACGTGCTCGCACGCCGCCAGCCCGCCGAAGTCCCAAGCATGGGCCACCGCCTCGCGGAATGCCTGGTCGATGCCGACCGTGCTGATGCGCAGCTGCGCGGCCTTGATCAGGAGCGAAATCTGCTCGTCGCGCGGCTGCCTGACGAAGGCCTGCAGCTCGGCGCGGGTGCGGAACTGGCTCACGATGCCACCTCGACCTTCTTGAGCGCCCGGGCGAACGGCTTGCGGCGCGGCAAGGTCACCGTCACCGACAGATCCCGCTCGATGTCGGGCGAGCCCCAGATGCGGATGGCGGGCTCACCGTTCCAGGTGTCGGGGAAGATGGTCACCCGCTTCCCCACCCAGTCGGCGAGCACCGTGCCGAACATCTCGCGCAGGCAGAGGCCGTTGGTCTTGCACATCACCAAGCCCTTCTCCGTCTCCTTGAAGGTGATGATGGCCTTCGCCTTCTTCTGCCCGTCGTCGCCCACGAGCTTCTCCATGTTGACCTCGGCGACGGTCAGCGTGACCTTCTTGCCGAGCAGCTCGCCCGCCTTGATGAACCGGCCGGGGTAGAGCTGGTCGAACACCGTCGGCTTCGGCAGCTTGTCGTTGTCACTCATCGTCGCCCTCCTCGAGCCCGAGGCTCGTGATGTCGTTCTCGTCCTGCCGCCAAACCCAGGTCGGCAGCGTGAAGGTCACCTCGCCGCGCGCCGGTCCCGGCCACTCGCCGGTCTCGCGGCAGTGCTGCAGCGTCTCGAGCAGCGCCTGGTACTCCTGCCGCCCGTACTCCAGCACCTCGTCGGGGATGTCGTACACGACGACATGGTGCGGCTCGCTGCTGTCGACCACGATCTCGACCATGCGCGGGAATTCGCCGTGCGCAGTCTCGTAGCCGTCGTGGTACCAAGCCCACTGCAGGTGATAGCCGAGCTTGAAGGCTTGCGAGCCGAATGGAATCGGGCGGCAGTCGCGGCTCGTCTTGAGGCCGACCACGACGGTCTTGCCGTCCACGCGGGTCACGAAGTCGAGGCGACCCTTGCACGGCCCGACCGGCCACTCCCAGTAAAGCGGCACCTCGGCGGCACCGTCGACCAGGTAGCGCATCGCCGCCGGCGTCGCCCGCACCGCCGCCGACAGGGCCGACGCGTCGAGGTACTCATTCTCGGTGACGAGGGTCTTGCCGGCGTGCTCGGCGACGAAGGCGTCCCAGGCTTTGCCACGGCGCGGCGACATCGCCCCCGCCTCGGTGCGGCTCGTCCAGACCGCCACATCCCGCTCGAACCGATGCGGCTCAAGGGTGAGCAGATGCGCGAGCGTGCCGAACCCCATCGAGTCGGACTCCTGCGCGTGTTGCAGCCGGTACTGGTACATCGACGGCGAGTGCCGGAGGTACTTGAGGCTGCTGATGTTGATGGCCTTAACGGCCCGGTAATCGCTCTCGGTCGTCATTCGATGTCCTCTGTTCTGCGGATCTGTACGCCGTCGCCGACGCAGGTGATGGTGAGGCCCGTGAACCTGAGCGCGTGCGCAAGCTCACCGACCGTGACGCCGACGAGGGCCACCGGCGTCGGCTCCGTGATCGCCTCGACCGTCGGCAGTTTGTCGCGCGGGATGCCGAGCACGAAGGCGAGGTTGTCCATGAAGCGGGAGGAGCTCATTCCGGCACCTTCCATCGGCGCACGACCCGCGCACGCCACTCAGGATCGGGAAGGCGCTGATTGCGTTCCCGTCGCCATTCGAGCCACGACTCGATGATGGCGGCGATGGTCGAGCAGACCGCGACGGCGACAAAGATGCCAGCCGTCAGGATGAGCCAGTCGAATGCGGAGGGGCTCATGCGGTCACCTCGCTGAACTCGTAGCTCTGCAAGAACTGCTCAGCCTGCGCAAAAGTCAGCGGCGCGGTCAAATGCTTGATAAGTGGGCTCTTGCGGCCACCCTGCGGAATCACTCGCACGACCCGCACGGTCGGCTCGGTGCCGTTGTGGCCCGCCACCTCCGTGCCGATGCACTTGTCTCCGGTGCGCTCCTTCGCGGCGCGGGTCACGGCAGCGAGGCGAAACACGCCCTGCCAAGCGGCGGCGAGGGGCATCTTGCGATTTAAGTTCGTCATAACACTGTCCTCCAACAGAGCCCCGACACCGCGCCGGGGATGGGGCAACATTACGGCGCACCGTAGCCGCAGTCAACACCCAAAACGCACTTTTTCACCGATGACCACCCTGCGGATGATACGGACTGCCGATTGACACCCGCGCACCGCCTCGGCTACCGTGCCGGCCATGGCTACATGGCAGGACAAGATCGGCGCGCTGCGCACCTGGGGCTTCACGCTCGCCGAAATCGGGCGCAATATCGGCCTCACCGCGCAATCCGTCTGCGACCTCGAGGCCGGACGCTCGAAGGAACCGCGCGGCGGGGCCGCACTCAAGCTCGAAGCACTTTTCCAACGCACCAGCAGAAAACACCGGAGGGTCAGAAAATGAGCCGCACCGCTCTCGACATCCTGATCGACGACGCCACCCATCGCATCGCACAAGCCGAACGGCAGAACCGCATCGACAGCGCACGCCTCTGGCTGCGGCGGTTGCAGGAGCTCGTCGCCAAGCGCAACGCCCTGCGCACGCCCGCACAGATTCGCGCCATCGAGACCCAGAAGGGGCTCGTGTGATTTATGGTCAAGACTATGAAATTTGACACGGAATCGGAGGCGGTTGCTTTCTGCGTCGAACGTCTAAGAGACTATTGCTCGACTATCGTTACAGAAATAGAGGTTTCTCACTTTCGTTTAGACATTGGGTTTCGGCTTTCTTGTTTGCCCGCTATACCCTTAGCGATTGAGGTGAAGCAATTTTCATCTGATAAACAAATCGCCAAGCTTGCGGACGGTGTATTTCAAGCACGCGATTACGCCAGGCAGCTTGGGACAGCGGCTTTTATTGCTCCGTTTGAGGCAGATGGAGCTAAGGATTTTCACGCAGATGGAAGGGTAGCCGGCGCCATGTTGATTGCTGGGCAGGAATCTGTTGGCGCTTTAGCGTTTCATCCGAGAAATGGGTGGATTAGATTGGTCATGGCGGGGCAAAACGTTATCACGATGTTTAAGAACTCCAGAGGCGAGGCGTCTTTTAAGATACACCCGAAAGCGGACGCATTTTTGCGATTTAAGAACCGGAAAGGATCGCAGACGTGGCGGGCATGAACGAACCAAAAATCCATCGGGAACTGCTCGTCAGCTACACGATCTTCGACTCGGTCTATCCCGTCGACAAGACCGAGCGCGCCGACGTGCCTTGGTCGGAACTCGTCGCGCGCGTCGTCAACGCGCCGACCTATATCGACAAGAAGGCCTGTCCGCTCATCTCGATGGCGGACTACGGCGATGAGCGCAGCGAGAAGGGCAGCATCCGCCACGCCGCGAATGTCCTGCGCGTCTACGGCGTCGAGCTCGACTACGACGGCGAGCAGATGCCGATCGCCACCGCAGCGGCGAAGCTGCGCGCTGCCAATGTCCGCGCCGTGCTCTACACCAGCCCGAGCCACAAGCCCGAGGCCCCGCGCTGGCGCGTCCTGCTGCCGCTCCTCGACCCGGTCACCCCGGGCGAGCGCGAATCCCTCGTCGGGCGCGCGAACCGCATCTTGGGCGGCGTGGCATCCCGCGAGTCGTTCACGCTCTCGCAGTCGTTCTACATCGGGCGCGTGCGCGGGGTGCCCTACGAGACCGAGATCACCGAGGGGCGCTGCATCGACCAAGCCCTCGATGTCAATCCGCAGTTCTACGCCGGCAAGGCCGACAACGGCGACACCCGGCGCGATCTCACGACCGACTCGCAACTGCGCGCCGCCTTCGAGCGCGGCGAGGACCGTTACCAGGCGATGCTCAAGCTCTCGGCCCGGTGGGCCGCGCGCGGCATGGCCGAGGACGACATCGTCGCCGCCCTCGAGGGGCTCTTCGGTGACGGCAACACCCGCAACGGCGACGGCATCGACCTTCTGAGCCGCGTGCCAGGCATCGCTCGCAGCGCCGTCGCCAAGTTCGGCGACACCCGCGCCACCCGCAACGCCTACAGCGTCCCGGACGAGCCGCCGGCACCGGAGCCGCCGCCGTGGCTTGACCCCAACGCCGAGCCCGGCGAGCCGCCCGGATACGCCGTCGAGTTCAGCACCACCCAACCCGAGCGCAAGCCGCTCGACTGGGCCATGCTCAACTTCAAGACCCCGCCCGAGCGCGACTGGGTCATCCCGCACTGGCTCGGCTGCGGCTATGTCACACTCCTCGCCGGCCCGGGCGGCGTCGGCAAGTCGCTCCTTGCGCAGCAGATCGCCTCGCACATCGCCACCGCAACGCCCTTCATCGAGCCGATCCCGAAGGCGCGCAAGGTGCTCGTCTGGGCGGGCGAGGACGACCACGACGAGGTCTGGCGCAGGCAGGTCAACATCGCCGAGGTGATGGGCAAGGACCTCAGCGCCTATGGCGACCTCATTATCGAGTCCTTTGCCGGCCGCAGCTGCACGCTTGTCGAAACCGTCTTCGGCACCATCCAGCCCACCAAGCTCATCGACGAGCTCGCCGAGCAGGTGGCCGACTACCAGGCCGAGGTCATCGTGCTCGACAACATCGCCCGCCTCTTCGGCGGCAACGAGAACGAGCGCCACCATGTCACGACCTTCGTCAACCTCGTCGCCGGGGCTTGCAACCGTCACCGCCCGACCGCCGTGGTCCTGCTCGGCCACCCCGCCAAGAGCGAGGGCTCCGAATGGGCCGGCAGCACCGCCTGGGAGGCCGCGGTGAGATCCCGCTGGTACTTCGGCCGGAACCTGCCCGACGCCAAGGACGAGGAGCAGGGCGAGCCCGACCCCAACATCCGACACCTAGCCCGCCGTAAATCGAATTACAGCGCCCTGGACGCCGTGCAGCTGCGGTATGACCCAGTGCGGCACACCTTCGCCGTGGACGCCCCTAAAGCCATCCTGGAGCGTTCCATGCACCCGGGGCGGGCGGAGATGCTGGTCCTTGATGCCATCGAGCAGCTCGCCAAGGCCGGCATCAGCACCTCCGACGAGAAGCGGAACCCGGCGTTCCTGCCCCGGGTCATGGTCGATCGGAAGATGGCAAAGCGCACCGACACCCCCGCCCTGACCGACGCCCTCTACCGCCTCCAGCAGTCTGGGCGGGTGGCCCGGGATGTGGTCGGCAAGCACGCCAACCGGACCCCGAAGTTCGGTCTCGTTGTGGCTGATGGAGGCTCCCGATGAGCGCACAACGGTTTGCACAACGGATGCCCAAAAAGGCGCACAACGGTGCACAACGGTGCACACATGCTGTCCCCCCCTATAACCCCCCCTGTACAGAACCGTTGTGCAGGGGGAACGGTTGTGCACTTCGGTCGCAACAACCGACCCCCTCCCCGTTGGGTCGGGGTGCGGTTGTGCGCCCTCATGCGGGGTGGGCAGCATGACCAAGACCGCCCCCACCGCCGAGGAGCGCCGCCGCCGGGTGCGCGCCCTGCTCGAGCGCCTCTCGCCAGGCACCCTCGGCTTCATCGATTCGGCCAAGCGGACCTTCCCCTCGGCCAAGCTCACCGCCCTCGAGGTCACCGACCACGACGGCACCCTTCACGCCATCACCGGCAAGACCGATTTACCCAAGGAGACGACATGACCTACGACAACACGAACACGGGAACCCTCAACCGCAACGACCGCAAGGAGAAGGACACCCACGCCGACTACCGCGGACAGATCAACATCGGCGGCGTCGAGTACTGGCTCGACGGCTGGGTCAAGACCGCCGGCCCGAATGCCAAGACCCCGGGCTCGAAGTTCCTGTCGCTGCGCGCGAAGCCGAAGGAGGCGCAGGCACCGAAGCCGGCGCAGGCCACGAGCGAGAAGTTCATCGACGACGGTGAGATCCCGTTCTGATGCTCAAGATCATCCGCAGCTGGGTGAGTCTGCTCGTCTTCTGCGTCAGCATCGGCGCGGTCGTCGGCGTCATCGGCGGCACGGCCATCGTCGTGGCGCGCATCATCGAGGCCGCCGCGCGATGACCTGGCGTGCGCTCCACGGGATGCCATCCAAGCCGATACGGCTCTGCCCCGTGTGCGGCATCGAGAACACGGGCGGATGGCCGCACCGATGGCATCGGCTGCACCGCAAGGCTAACCTCACCGTCGACCAAGTCGCCGAGATGTCGAAGCAGACGCGCGAGGCTAACCATGTCGTACGCGCCGTGGCCGATGCCGTGGATGACGCGCGCGAGCCTGACTCATGGAGACCGGGAGAGGAGCGGGCGGCGTATCATCGCGCCTACTACGCCAAGCACCTCGAGCGACGCAGGATGCAGGCGAGAGAGTCGAAGCGACGCCGCACATTGAAGCGAAAGCTGCGGCCGCTGATCGACGAACTGTGCAACGCGGTCGACCTCGGCCGCCAGACCGCGAGGTGGTGACGATGGGCGCATCGCAACGACGAAAGGGCGCAGCAGGCGAGCGTGAACTCGCGCAGATCCTCAGCGCCGAGCTCGGCATCTGCGTCCAACGCAAGCTTGGTCAGGCGCGCGACGGAGGCTACGACCTCACCCAGACCGGACCCTTTACCTGGGAGGTCAAGCGCCGCAAGGGCATCGCGGTCCACGAGTGGGTCGAGCAGTGCGTGAAGGCTGCAGGGCCGCACGACATCCCGGTGGTGGCCTGCCGCGGCGACGGCAAGGAGTGGCTGGTGGTGATGCGCCTCAGCGACGCCCTGCCGCTCATCCGCGGCGAGATCAGCGAGGCACCGATGGAGCCATGAAAGCGCGCGACGATTACTTCTGCCGAGGCCCGTGGGTGCTCGTCTCCCGCGAGGCCTTTTTCTGGACCGGCGAGCGCAGCAACGCCGCGCCGCTCAAGGCCTGGTGGACGCAGCACCTGAGCGAGGCCAAGCAGTTCCCGACCGTGGCCGACTGCTACCGCGCCGCGTCAGGGGTCAAGCGCCTCGCCTCGGCCCGACCGCGAAGGCTCGACCAGTGAGCGAGATCGCCTTCACGCGCATGAAGCTCGCACAGTGGGCACGCTACTGCCGAGGCCGCGCGCGCACCGGATACCCGACCTCGACCGCGTTCATCCACGCCGGCGAGGGCGACCGCGCGCACGACGACCTCAGCGAGATGCCGCCGGACCTGAGCGAAATCGACCGCATTGTCGCTCACCTCGCCGAGCTGCATCGCGTGCCACTGGTGGCGTACTACCTCAGCCGCGCCGCGCTCGAGGTCAAGGCCGCCCGCCTACGGATCAGTCGCCGAACGCTTATGCGCCGGGTCGCTACCGCCGAGCGGCAGGTGCACCTCATGCTGGTGTCTTGCACCTGCCCAGAAAATGTGCAATAACGCGTCACAGTGGCCGGCTCTACCGGCAAACGAAACGCGGCCCGGCACACGCACACAGGTTCCACCATCGAGGCCGGAGTCCGCGTCCTATGCAGTACGACGTCCGCGCTGACCTGCGCGAGGCCCTGAGCAAGCTCGAGAACCTGCGCAAGGACCAGATCCCCTTCGCCACGGCTTACGCCTTGACCCAGACGGCCAAGGACAGCCAGACAAGGGTCCAGCGCGAGATGCGCTCGGTGTTCGATAACCCGACGCCCTACACGCTCGCAGGCCTCTTCGTGAAGCCCGCGACGAAGTCCAAGCTCACCTCGACGGTGAAGTTCAAGGACCAAGCCTTCAAGGGCGTGCCTGCCGACCGCTACATCACGGTCCAGGTCGAGGGCGGGGCACGACGAGCAAAGGGCTTCGAGGAGCTGCTGATCCGCAGCGGCGTGATGCCGCCGAACAGTTACGCCGTCCCTACCCGGGCCGCCAAGCTCGACCAGTACGGCAACGTGCCGAGGGGTACGCTGAACGCCATCCTCTCGCAGCTGCAGGCGAGCCGCGATGTGCTGTCGCGCGAGACGCCGACGAGCCGAGCGCGGAACCAGAAACGTCGCAACCGAAGATTCAGTCGCTACTTCACGGCGTACCCGGGCCGCGCGCGAACCAAGCATCTACCGCCCGGCATCTACGAGCGGGTGGGCTTCGGCTTCGGCTCGGCGATTCGGCCGGTGTTCCTGTTCATCGACCGGCCGCCCATGTACAAGCCGCGGCTGCCGTTCTACCGACTCGTCGACGAGACGCTGCGGCTCAGGCTGGTGCCGAACTTCGAGGCGGCCTTCGCCCTCGCCGAGCGGACCATGAGGCCGACGGCGTGAGTGTGGCGACGGCGCAACGGGGCTGTGGCGTGCGCGCCACGGGTCACGGGTCCTCCGGGGTAGGGTCAACTGCGGGTAATTCGGAC